AAAGAGAAGACATACTAGAAGATGCTGACTTAGATGGACGCAGGATGGATGCGTTTATGAAAGATGTAGCAACTTGGTCAAGTGTATTTGGACATGTATGGATCTGCGTGGCCAAGCCTGATGTCGGTGCAATTACCATGGCAGATGAACAGGCTATGAATGCTAGACCTTACTTGTCAATGTATAATCCCCTGGCAGTCACAGACTGGCGTTGGGCAAGACAGCCTAATGGCGGTTACCAATTAGAATATATCAAGTATGTTGAAGAAGTCAACGGCACTGAAACTGTGGTCAAAGAATGGACCTATGACAGCATAACAACTTATAACTTAGACACGCAACAAGAGCGTGTCACAGATATGACTGTAGAAACAAATGGCTTGGGTTATCTACCATTTGTCTGTGCTTATGCTGAACGCAGTCCCGTTAGAGGACTAGGCAATAGTTTAGTAGATGACATCGCAGACCAACAGAGAATGATCTACAATGAACTCAGTGAAGTCTATGACAGCATTAGATTAGATACACACCCGTCATTAGTAGCAACAGCAGGCACAAACGCACAGGGTGCGGCAGCAGGACAAGTTATCACAATGGAAGAGAACTTAGATCCAAACTTAAAGCCTTATGTTCTACAGTTTGAAGGTGGACAGATTGATAAGATTTACAACAGTATTAATAATCGTAAAAAGATGATTGACAGCATGGGTAATGTTGGTAGTGTTCGTGCAACAGAAACTAAAGAGATGTCAGGTATCGCAATTCAAACTGAATTCACTTTACTTAACGCACGCCTAAGTAACATCGCCGACAATTTGGAACTCGCTGAGGAAAATATCTGGCAGATCATTTACACCTATATGGGTGCTACTTGGGATGGCGAAATAGAATATCCAGATAATTTTGCACTACATAATACTGACAATGAACTAAGTCAACTTAAAACTGCCAGTGAGATTGTTCAAGATCCAGTTAAACGAGCATTGATTGAAAATGCAGTTATGGAAACATTGGACATTGAAAGTCCAGAGCATGAACTTGCTGAAGAACTTGCTGAACAACAAGGCATGCCAAGTCCAGATGAAGAAGAGATAACAAGAACCTACGAAGATGGCACACCTATAAGTCCTGAACTACCAGAAGCATATGAGCCAGCAACCGGTGAAGAAAATTGTAAGAACTGTGGATACTATCTAGAAGGCTTATGCACACGTTGGAATAACGCACCAGTTAAAGCAACTTGGTGGTGTGCTGCCTGGGAACCGACAGCAAATATTGAATAAATTTATATAAATACAATATGGACAGAACTATCTGTTCAACAAACAAACTCTTAAAGAGGCGAGGACTACGATGACCCAACAAGAAACATCGGCAACAGAAGGCACTGATACTTCTCAAAATGAAATTCAGGCAACGGTAAAAACATTTACGCAAGATGAAGTAAACGCTATTCTAGCCAAGACCAAAAGTCAATTAGAAAAGAAATACTCATCAAAGTATGAAGAACTTGGAGACCCAGAGCAACTGCGAGAAATCGTAGCAACTCATCAAAAGAGTCAACAAGAACAGGCACTAAAGCGTGGAGAATTTGATCGTATTATTCAAGAATTAGCGGCCAAGAAGGACGCAGAAATTCAAAAAAGGGATAGAGTAATAGAAAGTTTCAAAGTAGAAACTCCAATAGTAGATGCCGCGGCTCGTTATCGTGCTGTTAATCCTGACCAAGTCAAAGCATTGATTCGTAATCAAGTCAGACTTAGTGCAGAAGGTGAAGTTGAAGTATTAGATGAAAAAGGTGTTGTTCGCTATGATGACAGCGGGAAACCAGTAAGTGTAGATAGTTTTGTTCAGTCATGGCTGCAAAGCAATCCGCATTTTGTGTCGGCAGCACCTGCCACAACTAATACAAAAAGCAATGTCACAGGCAATACTACCAAGCGAGTTGATATGACAAAACTAGATATGAAAAATCCTGAGCACAGAAAAATCTATGCTGACTATCGTAAGACAGCAGGATTAGCCTAATTTTATAAAGGAAATTTATTATGGCCGGTTCAACAACCACAACCCTCAACGACCTATTGCCTGAAATTATTCAGGAAGCAATGTTCGTTGCATCAGAGCGCAGTATCATGCGTGGTCTGGTAAAAAATTATACTTTGGCTCCAGGTCAAGGTAAGAATGTAAATGTTCCAATTTACCCAAGACAAACTGCTAAAGCAGTTACTGAAGGTAATGAAGTAGACAACGACGCAGTAAGCACAACTACAGCACTATTGACAGTTAGCCCAGTTGCTATCCGCACATTGCTAACTGACTTGGCTCGCACATCAGCCGCAAGTAATGTTGTTGCTGACTTGGGTCGTTTGTTTGGTGAAGCAGTTGCTCGCAAAATGGACAGTGACTTAACAGCATTGTTCGCTAACTTTACAGCACCTACTGGTGGCACAACTGTTATCACAGCCGCACAAATCTTCACAGCAGTAGCAAAACTACAAGCAGATGCAGTTCCAATGGACGGCATGGTCTGTGTTATTCACCCTGAAGTGGCTTTTGACTTGAAGTCAGCATTAACTGCACAAGGTAATACACCTTTCACAGCAGGTGCTTATGGTGATAACGCCAACGAAGCAATGAGAACAGGCTTCGTAGGTTTATTGGCTGGTATTCCAGTTTATCAAACTTCTAACATGGCTAACTCAGGTTCAGCAGGTAACTACATTGGTGCTATTTTCCAGCGTGATGCGTTGGGTCTTGGTATGATTGGTGATATCGCTATTGAGACACAACGTCGTGCAAGTTACTTGGGTGATGACATTGTATGTTCAGCATACTATGGCACAGGTGTTTTAATGGCCGACTATGGTCGTAGTTTGAACAACAACTCAAGCATCAACCCTTAATTGCTAAATTAATCTAAAGGACTATCACAATGAATAGAGCATTTATATACAGTTACAAAACATTTGTAAGTTTCGCAACTTACGAGGATGTCACTAGCCGTGATAGTCGTGTTTTTGAAGCAAATGAAGATTTAACAGAATCCGAAATCAACGATTACTTAGAACAAGCCAGTCAGCGTATCCTAACACAAATTAGGAACACAGAATGGTGGAGAGAATATCAGCGTAGAATGGCACAGATCATAAATCCAAACCTATTGCCCGCTGTTAATCCAGATTATATATTAGCCAGAACGCAGGAGTTCATAGACCTTAATGTGTATTTCGCATTATACGAATATGTGTATCCTACAGTTGCTGACTTTGGCAATCCTGACAGTGCTGAATTTGCAAAAATTAAGTTCTACAAGGACAGTTATAATGTATTATTTGACGAAGTAATTGATGCCGGAGACTGGTATGACTTCAGCGAAAATGGAACGATTGATACATCTGATAAGATGGCTGCTTTCACTAATAGAGTTCGCACAAGATGAGAACAGAATTATTAACTTATTTGACAGCACAACTAACTGCGTCTATCAAGACCAGTCAGGAACTGCCTTTTCAAGAAGGAACTAATCCATTGTATCTTAAGAATGCTCGTAGAGTATATCTTGATGAACCCTATACTGAACAAAGCGAATTATTTCCTACACTAGGTAGTTTGACAATCAATGCCAGAGTAACTACTGTAAGATGGTATTTGACCATGGACGCAAAAAACAGAAACACTGACTTAGATTCAGCATTGACAATTCTTGGTAGTGCTAAAGATATCACTACCATCACTGGCGTTTGGCAACGCCAGTTTGATTATACAGTTACCATAGACAACGACAGAGTTATCTATGAGGGCGAGTATAGATTCACAAATTTAGCATAAGGAAAATAATATGGCATACATATTCCCAGCACCAGGCGTAGCAGGCGTTCAAGCAACTCTCACTTTGAGTCTTGTTGGCGACTTACTTGACCTAATTGTGCCGGCCATGCAAGACATCACAGTTAATAACTCAAATGATATCTTTACATGGACGCAATTGGATTCAGGTAGTAAATTAAATGTTGCAACGACAGCAACCAACGGACTAGACTTAAACGTTGTTCTAGATCAAACAGTATTCTTTGGCACAGGCGCAGGCGCAAATGTGGCAATTAACAAGGGTATTTTTGGTCTAAGCAAAGATAAAACTTTAACAAATTTTGCTTTATATCTAGGCGACACAAGCACAGGCAGCGCAGGCAAAACCATTAGTGGTCAGGCCTATATCACTGGCTTGGCTCCAACCGTTAGTGCAGATGCTCCTGTTTGGGTATCACCTGTAACATTAACTGTTACTGGCGACTACACAGTAGCTTAATTCTTTAACGAGAATAACATCAAGCACCTTCGGGTGCTTTTTGTTTGGCTGAAATAATGTATAAATAACTAAGATGATATGGAGGTTACAGTGATATTCGATGATAAAACTGATATGGAGATATATCTAAGTCTAGAAGCAGAAACAGCAAAGTCACTAAGTGAAATACGCTGTGCTAGAAAAGACCTAGATCAAGCAGAAGTAAGACTGCGATTTGTATTGACTACAATACATCACTTAAAACAACGATATGAGGATATGAAATGAAACTAACACAACTAAGCAAGAAGCCTGAACTGGTCAAGGTTGAACTCACGGACGAAGACACCATTAAAGAATATGGTGAGCCCTTAGAGTTCTGGATCTATGATAGAACAGGCATGGATGTATTTGTCAAGATGGCAGTTATGAAAAATGAAGACTTTGGAGACATGGTTGAACTAGTTAACAAAATGATTCTTGATGAAGACGGCACACCCATTGTGAAAGATGGATACTTGTTGCCCAGTAATATTTTAACTAGAGTAATAGGTAAGGTGGTGGAAACTCTGGGAAAGTAACACAGGAAGCCCTGGACCCAGAAGGCATTGAAATGTCAATGCTGTTGAGCATAGATGCCCTGGGCAAGCGTTACAGTCTACTACCCAGCGAAGTAATGAGCAAGGCTTCCACATTTGATTTAGTAGTATTGGATGCCGCAATAGGTTTTGAAGTATATCTACAAAACAAGGCAGATGGTAAGAAGGCAGCACCCAAGTTATCTCAAGAAGAGATGATGGCAGCAATGGAAAGGGTTCGCAAAGATGGCAATAAACTTTGATATGAACGCAGTTAGTAAAATGTTTGAGCAGGCTGAAAAAGTTGCTAAAACATTACCCAAAGAAGCGTATGATTATTTTGTTGACAGCACACCCATACGCACAGGCAACGCTCGTCGTTCAACAAGATTGCGTGGCAATACCATTGATGCTAATTACAATTATGCCGAGCGCCTTGATGATGGTTATAGTCGTCAAAGTCCAAAAGGCATGAGCGAACCCACTGAAAAATACTTACAAAAACGCATTGACGATTTAATAGGAAAGATCAAATAATGGCAAACTTAGCAGTCACACTTGAACTAGACAGTCAAGGTTATATTCGCAATATCAAAGCGGCAGATAGTCAAACAAAAGACTTTGCCAAAGACGCTACAACTGCGTTTAATAAAGTTGATCAAAGCATGGGTCAGTTAAATCAAAAAAGTAATAATCTTGCACAAGGCTTTGGTAAATTAAGATCAGCAATAGCAGGAGTTGCAATAGGCAGTTTTGCTATAAGTGCATTACAAGGCGCTGATGCCATAGTGGATCTCAGTAATGCCACTGATATATCAGTTGCTAAGTTATTAGAATTCAGAGAAGCATTACAAAGAGCGGGTGGTTCAGGAGATGATGCTGCCAAAGCAATAACAACTTTATTTGCCAGTGTGGATCAAGCCAACACAGGCAATGATAAAACCATTGCTAATTTTGCTAAGTTAGGTGTTACATTTGAAAATCTTAGAACTCTCAGTGAAAGCGACTTGTTAGACGCAACCATTAAAGGTTTTGAAAGAATTACAGATCCAATTGAACAAGCAGCCATAAAAACTGACTTATTTGGTAAGACACTGCGAACAGTCAGTGCCAAAGAATTAGGTCAAGAAATGTTGGCTTTGAAAGGCACCATGGATCAGCAGGCTGCATCTACATTGGCAGCAGAAAAAGCCGTGCAGAATTTTGAAAAGTTTGTTAATAGTTTAAAAGGTGCAGTATTAATAGTGCTTGACCCATTACTAAAATTAACTGGAGCAACTGATGGTAGTGCAAGCAGTTCTCAAAAATTAGCCGAGGCCTTAAAAGTATTAATTTCTCTATATGTCGCATTGAAAGCAGCGGCTCTAGCAGCATTTATAACACAATCTGCTCTAAATGCTTTACAGGCCGCCGGTATGGCAAAAAATCCAATACTGGCTGCTGCGGCCGGTCTTGCCGCACTTACTGCCGCACGAGTAGGTTATACTGGCATGATGGATTTAATGAAGGAAGTAGAAGATCAAGCAGGAAAAACCAATGCTTCACTTGCTAAGCCTGGTGCAGCAACACCAGCAAAAGATAGTCCACGCAATCGTCCTCAAGACATAGGTAAAGAACTTGCTGGCCAATTAAACGCTGTTAACAGTCTAGCAGATGGTTATCGCAGAGCCGCACAAGCAAACATGGATAGATTGACCACAGAAGTTGAAATATTGGGTAAAAGCAAAGAAGAACAAGAGTTAATTAAAGCCACAGCAGATATCAACAAGCGTTATGCTGATCAAACTGCGGCATTGGAAGAAAAGCGTAAAGGTGCCAAAGGTGATACACTGGAATTAATCAACAAAGAGATTGCCAACTTGGAAGGGCTACGCACCAGCGAATTAGATATATTAAGCATTACTAATGATCAAGTTAGAGCATACGCAAGACAACAACAAGAAGTCAAGAACATTGTTGACTTAATGGAACAACAGGCTGAATATGCCAAAGAAATTGCTGAATTTCAAAATCAACAAGGGCAAGCAGTTATGGCTGCATATGAACAAGTCAAAGCACAGACACAGGCTTTGGCATTGACTGGACAGCGTGAACAACTTGAGAAAAGCATTCTTAACCTGCGTGGCAGTGATCAAACAAAGGCCAGAGAATTGTTTGACTTGGAAGCACAGCGTAAAACACAGTTGGAAGCAATACAGAAAATACAAAACCTACCATTTGAAGGTCAGGGTGGTATGAAACAGCGACTACAAGAAATTAATGACTTGTATGATCAGCGCAAAATCAAGATTGAAGAAACAGCAGCCGCAACCAAAGTGGAACAAGATAGTTTTGCATTTGGTTGGGCCAATGCTGGTGAGAAGTTCCGCAACAACATCAAAACAGATGCTGAGTATGCGGCACAGCAGTTCAGTAACTTTACCCGAGGCTTTGAAGATGCTTTTGTCAAGTTCGTTCAAACTGGTAAGTTATCAATCAAGGATCTTGCTAATTCAATGATTGCAGACTTTGCCAGAGTGCAGGCACAAAAGATGTTGGCAGGATTATTCGGTGGTGGAGCAGGCGGTGGATTCTTTGGCAGCATAGGAAAGATATTCGGCTTTGCCAACGGTGGTATGCCTCCAGTGGGTCAGC